TAGGATATGAATATGAGAATGGAGATGTGTATATACCGTCTTGGATTTTTAACAAGGGCAAGAAAGAAGTAACATTGCCAATTGTTACAGGAAAGATCATGGGCGAAAAGATTAGGCAGATTCAATTCGAAGGTAACAACGGCGGGGATATGTATCGAAAATATGTCGATGAGAAATTACAGGAAATGGGATATAAATGCAGCTGCACTGATAAAAAAGCCCCCGGAAACATGGAGAAGATGGCGAAAATCATTGCCTATTCAGGTTACATACAGCAGAAATTTGTTTTTTTAGATTCGGATTTACAGGATGCTGAATATTCTGACGCTATGGAAGAATTGAACATGACAGTCCAAATAGGGAACAATGAACATGATGATGCGGCAGATGGTCTCACTCAGTTGGCCATGGCACTTGAAGGTGAAATGTATGCAACGTGTGAAGCAATGGAGAGACCGTTTTAGGAGGTATTTTAGAACATATGGAATTAACGAGAAAAGACATAATGAATTACCATTTGCTCGAGGATCTGATTGAGCGTAACGCGAAAAAATTGGATAGGTACATGAAGAATGAACCTTGCGCCGTCGTCGGGAAAGTATATGGCTCTAATCCTGTATTTCCGTATGAGCAACGTGGATTCACTGTAAGCGGTTCTGATCCGTCAGATCAGCAAAGGTGGAAAGAGTGGAACGAAAAATGCAGATACTTGGAAATTTCTATCAAGGCAGATACAGATCGGTTGATTGAGTTAAAACTCGCGGTTGACGAGTTGATTGCTGGCATTGACGATGTGGAAGACAAGATGATACTCGAATACACTCTGGATGGCAAGAGTCAACAATGGATTGCGGATAAAGTACGTCTTGACCAGTCAGTTGTGTCTCGTAGGCTTCGAAAGTATCTAAAATCGTAAAGTTGCATAAAAAGCATAAATAACAGTGGCATTATTATAGTGATAAGAGTGCGTTTATGGTTGTCGCACACAAGATCGCCTGGATTAGTAGTCAACCCTGCAGAAATCCAGGTGAGTTTTTTAAATTGATATTTATTATATTGTTTAAATATTTGATAAACACCGGCCTGAGAAATCTTGCTGGTGTTTTATTTTGCCGCAGAAGGAAGTGAGTGTATCGTGAATTTATGGCATATGAACAAAAAACCGTTCCACAAGGTTTGTAAAGGCGTATATGGCAGGAAGATGATAATTGCCAGCAGAACAAAAATTTTGACGCAGGAAGAGGCATTGGAAGAGCTTGAAAATGCGCTGACGATACATTCCCAGAACCGAAGAGAGATTGATTACCTTTACCATTATGTTTCCGGTGATCAGCCTATATTGTATAGACGGAAGGATGTTCGTCCGGACATTAAAAATGATATCGTTGAAAATCATGCTCTTGAAATCACTCGCTTCATGACTGCGCAGAATTACGGAGAACCGATTCAATACACCAGCGTAGAAGAGAGCTCCGATAAGGCGAAAGAGATTGACCGTTTGAACAATTACATGAAAGTCCGCAGCAAAGACTACCACGACATCGTTCTTGGGGATTGGCAGAGCACTTGTGGCACTGCGTACAGGGATGTGTGGAGCTGCAGGCGAGAAGATATTGACGATGGAGAGCCAGCATTTGATATGTGTTCGCCGGATCCGCGATGCAATTTCATTATTTACTCTCCGGCGGACGGTAATCCAGCACTGATGTCAGTGGGGATTCGTCGAGATACCGAGGGGAGAACGGTGTATTATTGCACAACGAAGTCGTATGTTTACTGCTTCCGTGATGGCGAACTTGTCAAAGAAGAATGTTCGCAGAATGGACATGGACGGATCACTCTTGTTGAGTACCCGAACAATCCGAGAAGATTATCTGATATCGAGATTGTAATTACAATGACTGATGCAATGAATAAGGTGCAGTCGAATAGAGTCGATGGAATAGAACAATTTGTACAGTCATTTATCAAATTTGTTAACTGTGAGATTGATGAACAGACGTTCTTAAAGATGTGTAAGATTGGAGCATTGAAGGTGAAAACAGTCAATGCGTCAATGCCTGCAGATGTTGGCATGGTATCTTCGCAGCTCGATCAGCAACAGACGCAGATATCAAAGGATGATTTGTATAAAAATATGCTTATCATTGAAGGCATGCCAAGTCGTGAACAGAACACTGGCGGCGATACTGGACAAGCAGTTTATCTACGTAATGGGTGGGATTTCGCGGAACAGCGTGCCAAAATTGATGAGCCAGTCACGAAACGTTCAGAACGTGAGTTTTTAAAAATTGTTCTGAACATACTCAAGACAAAACAGCAGATTCGTGATGATCTTACGATTGCAGATGTAGATATCAAGATTACTCGCAATAAGACAGACAATATGCTTGTGAAAGCGCAGGCGTTGATTTATCTGCTTGAAAAGGGAATTCATCCTAAGATTGCAATCCAGACATGCGATTTGTGGGGAGACCCAGAGAAAACGTATGTGCAGTCCAAGCCGTACCTGGATGCAAAGTACAAGGTTGAAGAGAGCGGAAATATCATGGATATAGAACGCCAGACCAAACAGTGCGAAGCGTTTACGGCATGGCTCAATGCAGGATTGTCAGTTGAGGAAGCGTCGGCAAGAGCAGGCATTGATGATATTGATGCTACTAATAACCCGAACTTGAGGAAGTGGGATTATTCTGATGAGAGTTAGGTGGATAGTGAATGTATGAGTATATCAATGAACACATAGAGGATTTGAAAAAATATACGCAAAAAGCATTCAATAATTCCAGATTGTCCCTTATGAAATTCGACAAAATGAATGTGCTTCAGGTGACCGATGCGGTTGATGTGCTGTATAAAAAGCTGAAGAAGAAATCGGATGATTTCTACTCAGCATTAATCGCATATCTTGCTGAATGCATGGTTTTTGATGTTGATGAATATAAGCTGGAAGAAATATTGTGCCTATACGATCCGGTTCTGCTTTATTCATTTGCCGGAGAGTGTGAGCGGAAGAGATCAAGATACATGGAAGCATTGCTTGCGATTGGAGACACGACGAGCCCTGCCATAATGGAGCAGCAGAAAAAGGCAGTCAAATTATGGAATCAGATGGTTGAGGAATTTGCAGTCGGTGTTGAATGGATGATTACCGCTTCCGAGATGGAAAAATCCAGCGTTGAGACTGTTCAATGGGTAACTGCAGAAGATGAGAGAGTTTGTCAGCAATGCGAACATTTAGATGGTCTTGTATTCCCAATTGATAAAGTCCCAAATCGACCACATATCGGTTGTCGATGCAAAATCGTAAAAGCAAGAAAACAAAAATAATTATTAAAAATTAGAGTCGCATCAAGAAATGATTTCTGGTGTGATTCTTTTTTATATTGCAGGCCAGAGCGTTAGACGGCAGAAACTAAGCGGAGCGTCCCGCGTCAACAAAGTGTATGTTTCGAGAAAAGGAGAATGAAAATGACACGCGAAGATGTAAAAACCCAGTTTCCAGATGCAACCGAAGAGCAGATCACAGCGATTCTCAATATCAACGGATCTGATGTGACAGAAGCAAAGAAACACAATGTAGACCCCAAAACTTTAAAGAAGTTAAGGGAGGATTCAGAAGCCTATCAGAAATTACAGGAAGCCAATCTGACAGATGCAGAGAAAATCAAGAAGTCTTTGGAAGAGGCAGAAGCGTCAAAAGCAGAATTTGCTAAGAAGTCAAACAGACTCGATGTGGAGAAGATTTTAGTTGCCGCCGGTCTGAAAGAAGATGATTACAAGGATATCATCGATGGTTTGGTTACGGAAGATGCAGAAGTATCAAAAACAATGGCTACTAATATGGCTACTCTGTTAAAAGCGCAGAGAGATTCAGCAATCCAGCAGACCAAAGAGGAACTGATGGATGAAACAAATCGTGGCGGATCTGGAGGCTCTGGCGGAGAGGAAAAAACTCAGGCTGAGAAAATAGCCGATAGGTTATACGGCGGGAAACAAGAAAAAGTCGATATTTTATCAAAATATATAGGAGGTAATTAATATGTCCAATATGCAGTTTGAACAGACATCACATGCAGGAGATGTTCAGATTTTAAAGCGTATTCCATTTGAAGGAATTGCAATGACACTTGATTTTGAAAAAGTAACAGAAGAAACAGAAAGCGGAAAGAAAATTGTAAAAGCCGGAACGCCAATTGGCGCAACTGGTGTATCTGACAACACAGGAACTGTTGTTGGAATTCTGCTTCATGACGTAACGGAGGACAGACCGCAGGGAACGTTATTGAAGAAAGCGTATATCGATAAAGCGGTAGCAGAGAAACATTCCGGCGTTACATATGCAGACGAAGTAAAAACAACACTTCCGATGATTGTTTTTGAGTAGAGGAGGGCGAAAAGATATGTTAGTAAATGAAGTTGTAAACTCTAAATCAATTGCTCTTGCAGTGACAAACAATGCAAGCAATGATATTCCATATCTCGGGTTACAGTGGTTCCCGGAGAAGAAGAAGTCAGGTCTTGACTTAAAATGGATTAAGACACACAAGGGTCTTCCAGTTTCTCTTGCTCCATCCAATTTTGATTCATTGCCGACAATTCGTGCAAGAAAAGGACTTAAGACCGAAAAGACACAGATGGCTTTCTTTAGAGAGTCAATGATTATCACTGAGGAAGATGCTCAGGAAATCGACCGAATCAAGGATGCCAATGATCCATACCTTGAGAGTGCATTGCAGAGTGTCTATGATGATACCACAAATCTTGT